CTTGACCGTGCCTTGGTTGTCCAATAATACTTGGGTCGACTTAGAGAAGTGGTCAGCTGGAACTTTTAATGTTGAACAGACGCTCATACAGTTAAATGGATTGAAAATACTGTATGATAATACTATTGGGTCAACGTCTTCTACTGTTCCTAAGACGTTTTCCATAAGTGTGTTTATGCGGTTTATTGAGCCTGAAGTGTCATGTCCAATTTCTCCTGGAGCTACAGCGAGGTTTGTCACCCATCAAGCCCAAATGCAAGCTCTTGGAACCTTTGCCGCTGGTTATGCTACTGACGTGTTAATGAAGAAAGCCACCAAGGGTATTGAGACGCTTATTGACACCGGAGTCGAGAGGGCTGGAGAAGCTGCATCTAATTATGTTTTTGGTGGCGAAGAGGGACAAGGTGTTGAGTTTGGAGTTACCTCTGAAGCTCCTGCTCCTCCTGCTTGTCTTGCTCAGTCAGTGGAAGAAGGAGAAGCGATGCAACCTCAGGAAATTGTGCCTTCTGTGTTTGGAGGTATGAATTATTCATGCTCGCGCAATGTTCTCGGTACCGGTACTATGGTACTCAAAGGGGGTCGCCAGAATTCATTGTCTGAGTTTCTTCAGAAGCCCTCTCTTGTTAACCGAACTCTTATTGTAGCGGGAGCTGGTACTGTCTTTCAGCCTGATATATGGATAGGCCGAGATTTGTACAGTTATTTTACTAATCTTGCTTCTTGTTCTAGGATTCGCTACCTTGCACAGTATTTTAGGTTTTGGAGAGGGTCTGTTACTTACACCTTTTTCTTTATATCCTCTCCGATGGTTACCTTTAGGTTCAAGATTGCTCTTGATTACCAAGGTGGAACTCTTGCCGGAACTGATCCTGGGGATACTTTGCAAACGATTGTTACAGTACGAGGGACTACAGTTCATCAAGTTACTATTCCGTATTTGTATACGACCCCTTGGCAGTTTTTAGGAGATGGTGATCCCCAGACTAGTGATATTATACCAAGTATATCCGTGAGTGAGTTTTCTGTTGCTTCAAAGAGTGGGGATGTTACTCCTTCAGTTTACTTGCTAGTTTATGAGAGTGCAAATCGTGATTTTGTCTTTACTTCACAGGAGGACCCTATGCCCTACGCAGCTTCAGCAGCGGCTGAAGAATCTGTTGCTCGAAAATTTGCTCGACACCAAGCGCAGATGGATATTCGAAAGTTTCGCTCTCAGGATGTTACACAGTTCGGGCGTATCGATCCTATCAAGTTTACTAGTGATGGTGTTGGTACGTTTGAAGCTATGGCGAAACGATGGTCTGCTCGTGGTGATGTTGTTGCTTTGGCCAATCCTGTGAGTCGTCCTAAGTATTGGGACGAGACATATGCAACTAGTGCATACGTTGCATCTCAGCCCACTATCTCTGCTCTCATGGGGATCTTTTACTGGAATCGTGGTCAGTATAAAGTTAAGGTTAGCTTTGATGCTGATCCTGCCACGATAAATCAGTCCGGTGTTGGAATTTTGAAGATGCAATCTTTTCATCCAGTTTCAAATGATCCTTTAGCTGGTGTTCCTGCTGCTATTCGTTTTCCTGATGGAGCAACAGCGATATCGTACGGGCTTACTCAAGTTATTGAGGCCACTGTTCCCTTCCTTTGCTCTACTGAGTGGGTGCAGTGTGTTATTAACTTTGAACCTACAACTGGATCCTATCCGTTGGTGTATCAACCTGAGATCTGGTCGGAGGGACCTGAAGAAGTTCCACTTAATTTCGTAGCTGTCAGTGCTGGTCGAGACTTTTGTTATTCGTACAATTTGCCTCCTCCGTACTTTGGTTGTAGATGGTATGATT